GAACGCGGTGCAAGTAGCCACGATTGCAACGACGAAAACATACTCAACGCATATAAAGAGAGTGTCACCGGCATTGAGCTGGTGAAGCATCCTCCGCTTGTGGATAGTGCGGGGAAGGTAATGCAATAAAAATTAAACGGGCGTTCTGGCGCTGATCACGTCAGAAACTCATTAGAGAACAAAATTACGGCACAGTAGGCAGCCTACGCTTACTTGTGCCGTTTTTTGTTGCCCAAAAGGGGAAATACGATGGATTGGAATTTATCGAAACTGCCACCGAAGGGACACCCGGAAACAGGGCAATTCGCCATGAGCCTGTTCGATGCGGCAAGACTGGAAAAAGAAAGACTGGGAAAGCCGAGAGACTTTTTAAATAATTTCGCTTTATACAAGGGCAAACAGCCGGAAGCGTTATCGGGAAGAATCGGCTACACCCGGCAATCCAAAGTATCCACGCCTATTAATCTCTATTTTGCGAATGTTGAGCGTACCGTCAGCAACATCACTGCAAGAAATCCAGTCGGCGAAGTGGTGGACCTGGACGGCAAGAACGAAATGGAGCAAGAAGTCGGCATATCAGCAGAGAATGTCCTGTCAATGGTCATTAAGAAATGGTGGAAGGAAACCAATCAACAGACCAAAACTCGATTATCCGCACGGCAAATGGAAATCTACGGCATAACACCGGAAAGACCGTATTGGGATAAAGACAAGGACAGGCCGGATATCCAGCCGACAGATCCGTATTGTGTGTTCCCGGCACCCGGCAACTGGGAAAATATCGCCGAGGAAGCGCCGTATGTGTGCTTTGCTTACGTCGGTTATGTTTCGCTCATTGAAAGTTTTTACGGCGTGAAAGATATAGCAAAGGACGATGCCTATGATCTTTTAGGACTTGTCCGGGAAAAATACAAGGGCGAGGGATACGGCAATCAGGATAGAATCGGGAACTACGCCGATCCGATGACTATTAAGCAAACCAGTGAAGCGGAAACAAAATCACTGGAACGATGTCTTGTTATCGAACTCTGGATACGGGACACCAGCACCAAAAAAGAAAAGATCACCAATCCGATTATTAACGACGGAATACCGGCGATTGATCCGCTGACGGGCCAACAGTTATTCGAGGAAATCACCTCAACCGTGCCCGTGTACCGTGACGGAATCCGGAAAATCACCATCACCAAAACAAAAGATCCGAAGATCAAGGGCGGAATTGTCGTTCTGGATGATTCCGAAAATCCTAATCTGAACCCGGCGCTGCCCGATGAGCAGGCGAAAACCACTTATCCCTGGGGCAAGCTGCCGATATTCTACGCCAACAGCTACCGCGACGGCGTTTCGATATGGGGATTTGCCGCGGCGGAACAAGTCGGCGACCTGATGAAAAAGATCAACCTGATTTTCTCTAAACTGATCGCTTATGTTATCAACGTAATGACGCCGCCGCTGATCGTTCAGCGAAACTGCGGGATCACCAAAGAGATGATCGAATCTTCAATAACCAAATCCGGCAGATTAATCCTCATGCCGTCAATACCCAATGCAAGAATTGAGTTTATGCAGATACCGGACCTGCCGCAAACCTTCTTTATGGTTCTGGACTTAATCGTTAAATTCTTCGACAGGGTTTATCAGATCGAGGACGCCGATAGAGGGCAAGCGCCAAAAGGAATTATCGCCGCCAGCGCCATTGTCGCGCTTCAGGAACGCAATCAGATGCTCATGCAGACCAAAGTAGTCGCGATTGACTACCTGGTGGAAGAAAGAACCAAGTGGGCCATAGGATTGTATCAGAACTTCGGGACACGGCCAGACACGGTGAACGTCGGCGATCAGCCTGTGCCTTTCAGCGGCACAGAGTACGCCGGCCGCAAATTTAGTTACGTTGTAGAATCCGGAAGCACGACGCCAAGAACCTCATTACAGACGCAGGAACTCGCCTTTCAGTTGAGACAAACGGGAAATATCAGCCAGCGCGGATTGCTGGAAGCGATTAATTGGCCAAACTATAAAGAGGAATTGGAGCGCACAGCGGAAAGCCAACTTGATCAGGCATTGCAAATATTGATTGACGCTGGCCTCCCGGAGGAACAGGCGGTTCAGTTAAGAGATTATCTCATATCATCGTCCATCCAGACACAACAGAATCAGCAAGCTAAGATGCAGTCGCAACCGAAACCGGGAACGCCGAGAGCGCAGCAGGGGCAGGTGATGTAAATGGAACGAATCATATCGAAACCATCGAACGAGAAGTACCGGAAACGGTATGACAAGGTGTTTAAGAAGCGCAAGAACAAAAAGAAATTTAATGTGTGCGTCAACAACGATCCGCATTTTGGAGGATAACCATATGCCCATATACGAATTTCAATGTCGTTGTGGCAAGGTCCACGACAAATTTCACAAGATCAGCCGGGTGCCCAAGACTTCCCGATGCTCATGCGGCTGGTTGGCAAAGCGTGTCATAGCTTCATCCGGCGCGATACAGTGCGATAGTGTTAATGATGTAAAGTGGCTGCCCAGCGCTTGCATGACGCTACAGAAGCATGGCGAACCACCACTACAGTCGAGATCGGAATACCGGCGCTATTTAAAGGAAAATAATCTGGCGTGTAAGGGGTAACGTGGACAATAAAAAAATCGATGAAATAAAGTCTGCGGTGGAAGGTGAAATAAAAACCTTAGTTTTGAAGAAATTAACTGCTAAAGTGCTAATCACGGTAGAAGTTCATTTTAGCCAGGGCGGTATTGGCGCGGCTTTTATCGAGAATTACCTAAGAACAGCGAGGGATAAGATTTTTTAATGTAACATAACGGAAGCTATAAGAGCTTTAAAGCGATCAATAGCCCGATTTTCACCTTAACCGGTGGGAGTCGGGCTTTTTGTTTTTCGGACAACCAGTCGCAACGGGCCTGCAAGGGACAACCCGAAATAAAAACTGGCCGAGATAGGAGAGCAACATGGAACAAAATGAAGTGAATGATGGAATTGCAAGAGATGAGAACGGTTTCATACCCGGAACTACTTACAAAAATGTTCAGGACTTGATAAAGGGTCACAGCGAACTGAAAAGCAAGTTTGACGCGCAGGGGAACGAGATAGGCCAGCTTAGAGGGCAGGCACAAACCCTGGCGGAAACCCTGAAAGAAACTCTCACCAAAGGCAAAGAAGCGCCGAAGCAGGCGGGGCCGGATTACGACAAGGAATTAATGACAGCGCAGGCCGAACTTAAAAAACTCGATCCCATGTCGGACGATTTCACGGAAAAACAGGCAGACCTGATTTCCAGAATTACCGATATAAAAGCTGCTAAAGTCAAGGATTCGGTACTCAAGACCGCCGGCGAATTATTTCAGAATGAACTGAAAAGCCGCGACGCCCAAATGTCACAGAAACAGTTTCTTGATCAGAATCCATCATTCAACACGCCGGAAATGCAGGCGAGGATTCAGGATTTCCTGACCAAAGACAAGACAGGTATGCACGACAATATGTCGGCGTATTTCGCGTTACAAGCGCAGGATGTTGCCACGGAACGGGAACAGATCGCCAAAGAGAACGAGGAAATGCGGAAAGCGCTCAATCTTCAGAAAGGGAAGGATTCCACAGGGAAGGTGATCGTCAAGGGCCAAAGCCCCGGACAGACCACAAACTTTAAAAAAGCAACAGGCAAGGATCTCGACGCCGGAATGATGGAAGCACTTATGAAAGCCCGTGGCGAAGTCTAAGCCTTTAATATGAAAGGATAATATCATGTCTTTAATTAATCAGCTTAATGCAACAACCGAATATTATTGGATGAACATCGAACCGGTGGACATCCTCAACAAAGCCTCTGCTCTGTTGTGGAAACTCATGGGCAACGCCATTGTCCGCGACAACTGGGAAGTCAAGCCGCACGAAATCATTGACGGCGGGAAAATGATCAAAGTTCCGCTGGAATACGCGAACAGCAATTCCGGCGCTTACGGCGCAACCACCGTTATCAATCAGAGCAAGGTGGATATTCTGGATGCCGCCCGTTTCAGATGGGCCGGTATTTACGGAAGCAACACCCTGAACCTGGATGATCTGACACAGAACACCGGATCAGAGGCGATTATCGACCTCACCAAGCAGTATATGAAGTCAATCATCAAAGCGGCCCGTGTCAAGATGGCCGCGGATGTTATCGCCGCGGCAACAACTTCCTATTCGATCAACGGACTGGAAGATCTGTTCAACACCACCACATCGACCGAATACGGCAGCATCGACGAAGATGAAATGGCCAACTGGAAAGCAAACGTCATTACCACGGCGGAAAGCATTTCCTTTGAAGTCATGCAGAAAATCTTCAGAACCCCTGATATGGGCGATTTTGAAGGCGCATTGCCGAATTTCATCGTGACCACTTCCTTATTGAAGGACGGTTACGAGCGTTCACTTCATCCCCAGCAGAGATACATGGACACCAAGATGGTTGAAGCCGGATGGCAGAACATTATGCACAAAGGCGCTCCAATCGTTTCCGACGGCGGCGTGACTACGGGCTATCTGTACGCGCTGAATCTCAATTATCTCAGCCTGCGCTCACACAAGGACTACAACTTCACGACTCCCAAGTGGGTGACGAAAGAAGTTTTGGGCCAGCCGGACACCATCACCGCGGATACGAGATGGAGAGGCAATCTGCTTTGCAGCAATAGAAAGGCTCACGTCAAGCACACCAATCTCTCAGAACCTGTATAAGTTTTTAACTGGGGTGGGTAAAACCACCCCTTTAACCCTTTAAACAGCGTGGGCGAACCATGAGGCCCACGGAAAAGGAGAATTAAAATGAGTGGAGAAAGAGTATTAACGGTTTACGGAAACAAGGCTACACGCCCGTTGACAGACTTCCTCACCACCAATGATTATTTTGGTCCCAAAGGCGGGGTTTATTATGTCGATGGCAACGTCGCGGCAACCGGAAACGGATCACCTGATCACCCCTATGCAACCCTGGCAGAAGCAATTACCGCTTCCAATACCAGCATTGCCTTATCAGCTAATCGCTGGTGGGCACGACGCAATAGAATTTACGTCTGCGGCGATGCCTTGAGTGAAAATCTCACTGTATTCCCGACAAAATGCGACGTGATTGGATGCGGTTCTTATGACGGATTCACCAAAGCCGGATTGTCCGGGCGTCACGTTCCCGCTTCTGAAAGTTTAGGAACACGCTGGTATAATATGCACTTCAAGGCCGTTGCCCATGCGTCCCCGATTATGACGCTGGCCGGCGCTTCTTCCGTATCCGGAACGCAGTTTATCGGCTGCACATTTGACGGCATACTTGGCACCATGACCAGCGCTATTTTAGCCACAGCAGTTCCCTTCCTGAAAGTCATCGACTGTGATTTCACCGGCACTTTCGTCACGTCATACATTACGTTTGGCGCAGGCGAGGCAGGCGGAACGCAGATCCTTGATAATCGTATGTTGGGAACGGCGGCAAAGGGTATTGTTGCCCCAGAAACGACAACCGCAAGTTGGATGCCTGTGATTCAGGGCAATACGATTATGGCCACAGGCAAACCGATTGAGGACGCCGCGAGCGTGTTCTTTGTCGTCAACAACCGCCTGATGACCGACATCAATATCGGCACCACGACCGACGGATACAGTTTCGATCTGTCCCAGGCCTGCGGGAACATTCTGACCGGACTTAATGGCGTAGCCGCGACTGTACCGTTTGCGGTTGTGAGCGAATAACAATTAAACCTTAAAGGAGAAAAACAATGAAAGATATTTATTTGAACATTTATAGCGCAGGCGGAGCGGAAGATTATTACATCCCGGTTCCTTGCCGCGGAGTAGTTAAGGATTTTGAAGTTGTGGCCAATGCCGCATTGGTGGCAACCGGAACTATTGTTCTGGCAAGAGGCACTACGGCAGTCAATACGGCCACGGCCCCCACGGGCAATGCCAAGGCGGGAATAGTCGTTAAAGGCGTTCCCGATAAGACCAACAAAGGGCTGGTTTTTGATCCGGCGTCCACAACCGTGGCCAACACCAAGATCAAGGCGTCGCTCGATGACACGGTCCTGGGCGGCGCGGCGAATGTTACGCTGCACATCGTCTATGACGATTCGGCATATGTAGCTCAGGCACCGAGCGAAGCCTAAACTCAGCTAGAAGCCCTC